CTTGTCATCCCATCTTTTTTGATAAGCCTTTAAATTCTCAAGAGCCTTTTGACATTTGTTTTTGTCAAACCAACAATTAGGAAGTGCTTTTCTTACAGCTTCAATTCCATCTTCGATAGATAGTTTTGGTGCTACTTCAAAAGCAATACCTAATTCTAAAGCACTCTCCAATCTTGATTTACCAAAGTTACCTATTTCTCTAACCTTAATATCATGGGGAGCTATATGCTTTGAATACTCATATTCTTTTCTATTAATGACATCTACATAGTGATCTAAACCCTCACCAGCATTTTCATAATAATCTATTAATCTGATCTCTCCTTTATACCTTTGGACAAACCATATCGCTGTGCTGTCATTAAGACCTAAATCCCACCATGTTTCAGTATCTAGGTTGTCGTCATACAGATTGTCTGTAATTCTATTCTGCGACTCTAACTGTTCGATTAAAGCACCATAATATGAACCTGTTATCGCAGCTTGGAAACTGCACTCAAATTCTTGTTCGTATAAATCCTCTGACATCATTTGCTTTGCAGCAACTAATTCATCAGGATCTAATATGTTTGTATCACTAGCTTTAAATAAGCCTGAGTACCAATCCTTGTTCTCTTGTGCGTCTTTATACAATTGATAGAAATAGTTTCTACCCTTTGGTGTTCCAATAAATACACACCAACCTTTTCGGTCTGCCAAAGCTGGTCTTATGACTTCAGGAAAGATTGTAGGTTTAATGCTTTGAGTTTCGTCAAAGACACAACCATCTAAAAATATACCTCTTAAAGCCTGATCGTTTTCTGCTCCAAGAATTGTAATCCTACCACCATTCGGTAGATCACATCTTAATTCTGACTCATTAAATTTTGTTCCAGGTATTTTACCAGCGAACTGTTTAATATAATCCCATGCTGTCGCCTTACCTTGTTTAAAGGTAGGAGATATAAAAGCATATCTGGGGTTTGGCAAAGGACAAGTAAGTGCTGCTTTAATCATTTGATTAATCATCATTACTGTCTTTCCAGCTCTCCTGTGGAGAACTAAAACACTAAATCGGTGCTTATCGATTTTTTTGTGCAAAAAATTTTGGAGTTCTCTTGGTTTATATGGAATGACTATTTCTGGCATTTTTAAAACAAACCCCCCCTAATGTACTGTAACTCCTTGAGGTACGTTTAATAATTGTTCAATGCCGAAATCTTCCATGATGTGATGAGAGAAATATCTACATTCTCTTAGATCGTTAAATCCTCCAAAGTGAACAACAACAGAGTTACTGCTTTCCATAATATATATTACTGCTGAGTAACCTTTTTCTCTGTCGTCAAAATCCATCATTGAAAATCCTTAATCTAGTTGTGTGTAGGTCGTATCAATATATTTATAAGTACCTGAACTTTTTTTGGTGGTCGGTCGCTATAAAACCCCCCAAAACCTCAGTTTTAAACCAAAACAAAAAAGCAATTGATATTTAATCAATAGGTATTGTTGTTGTTATTAGCTTTTTAATTGTTTTGTATTCTGTTTGTATTCTGTTGCTGTTGTTTTTATTTGTATTCTATTACAAGTTGCAATTACAGAGAGTTATTTCCTATAAATCTACTGTATAAATTTGCGTCTGCATCATGAATAATATTAACAATAATCCTGATATTACTTAGCTTTTATTATTGTTGCCACTTAATCTCTATTGGTTTGTCTCCACCATTTAGAGTCAATTTTGTGTCTTTCCCATACCTAACTGGTGATAAAACAGAGCTTAACCACTTAGCATTGCTTTGCATTTCTTTAATCAAATGAGCAAATGGAAGACTATTATCCATCTTACCTGAGTTCTCTAATGTATTAATAGAATCCATTAATTTATCTTGAGCTTCTGCAATAACCATTTCAATGCCTATTTTTTTACAAGTATAGTATTGATCTTGTAATTTCTCAGAGTCTTTTAATTTCTGGCTAAATGTAGCCCAGCTCACCATTTCAGGATCTTTGCAAATCTTTCTAATAGATTCACCATTACAAAGCCTATTTAAAATAGTCTTTTCAATTGTCTTATTATATTTAATATTTGCCATAGTTTATAATCGTTCTAATGTTTGTTAAGTGTTGCATATTTACAACAGTATTTAATTCAATTTATAGTTGTTTATCTCACATTAAATTAATTAATATGAGGTTGTCATTTAGTTTGCATATATTATTTAATCTGGTATTAATTCAGTATGATTCAAATTAACAAATTTAACAAAGGAGCAAACATGAATCAAGTTGAACAAGTAGAAATAAAAAAAGATGATGATCTAATTAAAAATGAAAGAGTTAAAGCTCTTAAAAATCATCTTGAGTTAAATGATGAAGAAGTTAATCAAATCACTTTACAAAATGGAGAGTATTTTCATTTTGGTGATAAAGAATTTCTAGTCTTAACAGAAGATGAAGCAGAAGAAAAAGCAAAAGATTATATTAAAGAGTCTGTTTGGGCTTTTAATTCTTCTTTCTTATCTTCTCATACAGGTATTGATGAAGATGTCTTTAAATTACTTTCTGAAAAATGTGAGTCTTCTAATGATGCCATATTATCTATGATTAAAGACTTCGATCATTTTGTAGGTGATGCGATTTCTTCAGATGGTAGAGGTCATTTTATAGCATCTTACGATCATGATGAACATATAGAAGAAATTAATGGTGATGAATATTTCATCTACAGAACTAATTAAAGGAGGATTAATGAAAACTGAATTTATTTTATATGGTTTAAAACTTAATGAGCCAGATTATTTAGAAAGTATAATTCATACTTCTTTTAATCGTAATGAGATTGACAAGGTTAAAACTTTGGCAATTAAAAAAGGTTATGTTAAATTTAGAGTTGCTACCTTTAATGGTGAAGCTCCTAACTTTGCAGATCCTAAATTAATAAATGTATAGGAGGTAAAATGATTAGATCAATTTACTTTGCATTATGCTTTGGACTAGCTTTATTCGGTCTATTAGTTGTAACTCATATAAGCATACCAATAGGTTTAATTATGTTTTTTATATTTATAATTAAATTTTTATTAATGCTGCCAAAATATCAGGAGGATTAATGAATAAAGAAAAAAAAATATATTATTCAGATTTAGCAAATTATGTTGATGTCTGTTTTAGCTGCCAAAGTCAAAATATTGTTATTAACAATCATAATGATGATGGGAGAGAATCATTTTGTAAAGATTGTAATAGTGAAGATGTCGGAGCAGTAGCACCTGAGGAGGTCTTATGAAAGCTAAAGATATAAATATTTATAATATATTTTCTGCAACCTACAAAAAAAGGAAAATGTTTTCTTTTATTGGTTTCGGTGAATTATCACTAATGCCTAAGGTTAAGAAACCTATAAGGCAGATTTCAAATGTTTATCAATTCCCAATTAAGCAATACTACAACCAAAGAAAGAGAGCTAAATAATGATGAGAGAATATAATAAAAAAATGTTTTTAGATTATGCAGATGCTTTTGATTATTCTGAAGATATTAAAAATGTTTCTGTTCCATATAGATCAGATGAAGAATTAAAAAAAGATATGAAAGATAATTGGACTTTAAAAGACTTTCATTCAATGTATGGATTCACCCATAAAGATTGGGAGAGTGGACAGGAAATAAAACCAAAAAAGGAGGAAATATGAATAAAAAATATGAAGTCCAAACAAAATTTGTTTATGGTTGGGAGAATGTTTGGCATGATGAAAATGATAAATTAATTTATTATAAAAATAAAAAATCAGCTATGAATGACCTAAAATCAAATGTTGATGATTGGAATAATGATTCAAATACAACTGAAAAATATTCTTATGATGATTATAGAGTAGTTTATATTGATAAAAATAATAATACTTATGTTGTTTTTAAAACATTTAATTAATCAATAGGATTAAATATGGAACATAAATTATGCTTAGTTGCTTATAGTGGTGATAAATCTGCTGGAGCTATGGGAAATAAAAACACAGTTTATTTATTTGATAATAAACATAAAAAATATGTAGATGATTTTTTAAAAGCTCAATTAAATTTTGATTTATATGCTTTAGATAAAGACTTTCCAAATGGTAGTAAAAAATTTTATAAAAAATATTTATCTACTTTTCACAAATTGCAAGATTTAGGAATCTTTATAGATAAATGGGATTTTAGAACCCATTGGAGCATGGAAGTTTATGATGAATTAAAAGATTTAAAAATATTTAAACCATATAAATTAGAACCAAATGGATTAGAGGTTAAATTAAAATGGGAAAAATATTGTGATAAAATATATAATCAATAAGACCTAAATCTTAATTGTAGAAAGAAAGAGAGAGATAAAGATATTTAAGAAATAGGTCTTATTATGATTCAAATTAACTTAATATGAGATAAATGAATGAAACACAAAATTAAGTTATATTATACCAGATTTAGTACATTAATTTTAATTATTGTCAAGATATAGTGTTGCAAAAATACAATATTTTTAAAGTTGTTATAGAGCTAACCTCAAAATCCCTTATAGGGGTAACTTTAAAATGTAATCTTAAATTCCCTTATAGAGCTAACCCCAAAATTATTTGCAAATAAACTTATAGCCTTTGCTATTATATAGTGATTTAAGCTCCTCTAATGCCTTGTAATAGTCGGATCTCACCTTTTCATGGCTTGAGGGTAG